TCAAAATTAGAAAAGATTAGGACACAAGCCTGGAACGACGGCTTTGACGTTGGTCGCAAAAAAGCGGTAAACGAAACAAGAAAAGTATTCATTAAACTATTGACTAAAGAGGTAGACTTGGATATAATTGAAGATGTAAAAGGTCTCAGTAGAGCCATAGAAATCATTCGTAAAGGAAAGCAATAGTGAATAAGTTTTATTCTGTCATTAGTTCAGAAATAGAAGACAACGTAGACGAACATGCTCATGGTGGAGAAACCATTTTGGACACAATCATTGAAGTCACATTTGGACTGGAGCATATGGTGTCAGAGTTCTTTTGGAATGCTGTATTCCTATTGGTAGGCTTTGCCGTTTCAAAGGCAGTAGCACTACGTAAGATCCACAAGTACATTGATGACAAGCACGGTGTAACCCACCAGGAAGAAGAATATTAAAATGAGTATTAAACCACTTGAAGACAAGATTGTCGTAAAACCAATTGAAGAGTCAGAAAAGGTAACCTCATCTGGTCTTATCATTTCAACTATGACAAAGGAAAAGCCAACCGAGGGCATTGTTGTTGCAGTCGGAACAGGTGCCACCTTTGCTGACGGTACCAAGATGACTATTGATCTTAATGTAGGTGACAAGGTTATCTATTCTAAGTACAGTGGTACAGAGATTGAGCATGATGGTGCAAACCTGGTTATCCTGCCATACCGAGACATTTTTGCGGTAGTTGAGTAACCATGCCTAAGATTACTATTGAAGACATGACACCAGAGCAGCAAGTCGTTATTCAGGTTCTTATTAATGAAGGCAAGATGCAGGCATACGAAGAACTTCTGGAAGAGTTTGAGAAAGAGCATTTTGCTGTCGCTACTGAAGACCCTTACTATGCCTATTACATCAAGCATGTAATCAGTAGAATCCAGGAACTGTACGATCCGCTATCAAGAGATACCGAGTAGCATGGAATTTGACTGGTCAGTCATTGTCGGGATGATAACAGACGTAAACCACATTATAGTTGACTTCTTTTGGAATACCATTTATGAGTTGACAGTTGCAGTAATTTCATATAGAATTATTGTTAAGAAATTAGAGAAACGTTTCGTAGAAAAGAATAAAGATGAATCAAATTAATGTATTGGATAAGGGTTATGTACGTCTTGTGGACACTCTTGGCAACGATCTATCTGTTGTCAATGCTGCACGTGTATCTTACGATAAAGAGTCTGAGGAGTTTACCCCCAAAGACGAGAAACTTATTGGCTTCCTACTTCGTGAGGGGCACACGTCGCCATTCCGCCATGCAGCCCTTACCTTCGAGGTCTACGCACCGCTATTTGTTGCAAGACAGTGGTGGAAGTATGCAGTCTCCTCAACACACGTAGATGATCAGAATGGCTGGAACGAGTCATCTCGTCGCTACATTACTGAAGACGAAGAGTTCTACGTTCCTAGTGCGTCCTCGTGGCGTTCTAAGCCTGAGAACTCTAAACAGGGTAGTGGTGAGCCAATTCATTTTAGCATTGGTGCATTTTACACCAACAAACTGAATGGCATTATTGACGAGGGCACAAAGTTGTACCACGAGGCTATGAACGATAACGTGGCACCAGAGATTGCACGTCTATTCCTACCAGCATATGCGATGTACGTACGTTGGCGTTGGACCACATCCTTGCAGGGTGTAATGACATTCCTCGACCAGCGACTAGAGCACGATGCACAGGTAGAGATCCAGGAGTATGCTTATGCTGTTAAGGATCTCGCACACTCGGCATTCCCACAAACATTTAAGGCGTTGAGCAATGAGCAATAATCGGTATCAAAAGCGTAAGCAGGATGCACAACTATCTGCAATCATTCGTAAAGCAAAGATTGATATGGAGAGGTGGGTTTCCACCCTATCTGTTATGCCCAGTGAAATTGAAATTAAGGCATTTCAGGCAGGGTACATTGCAGGAATTAATCGTGGAAGTGCGGTAAAGGAATGATTGTTGGTCTAAGTGGATATGCACAAACAGGCAAGGACACCGTAGCAGAGTATCTGGTTGCACAGCATGGCTATCGCAGAGTAGCCTTTGCAGATCCTATCAGGAAGGCTCTATACAAACTAAATCCAATTATATCTCTTGGAGAGTTTGCAGGTGTACATTTGGCACAGGCGGTTGACGGTCTAGGCTGGGAAGAGGTTAAGAGGCAGTCCCCAGAGACTCGCAGACTCCTTCAGGTTTTTGGAACAGAGGTTGGCAGAGAGATGTTTGGGGCGGACTTCTGGGTAAATCAGGCTATGGGAAACTCTGGCAAGTTTGACAAGATTGTCCTGACTGATGTCAGGTTCCCAAATGAGTATAGGGCTATCAAAAATCGAGAAGGCATTATTATCAGGATAGTTAAGCCTGGCACTGGTGCAATAAATGCCCATGCCTCAGAGACAGCACTTGACAACTTCTCGTTTGATGCTACAATTATTAATGACGGTTCTATTTATGACCTAAATCAAAAAATTGACAGCGTAATAAAGGAAAGACTATGATTAGTTTGGTAAAGATTGGTCCACAAGTATTTGAAGTAGACTTTAGGAGCACTCGTGAAGACGGTATGCTCAATGACAGTTCATATGGATACACACTAGATCAAGGCAACCTAATCGTAGTTGCTTCAGATATAAGCGAAGACAAGCAGAAGGTGACACTCGTACACGAGGTCCTACATGCTGCAAGAATGATTCTTGAGGGAGCATCTAAGCCAAAGAAAAAGGCTGAATACGAAGAGTGGGAGCACCACTTCATCGGCATTTATGAGAATGCTTTCATCATGATTATGCAAGACAATCCAGACCTAGTTAAATGGTTGACCAAGTAATCCAGCCTCCAGTATCTCCTCACTCTTATAAGGTGTAGAAAGAGTAATTGGTGGCATGTGGGTTCGATCCCCACCTGGAGGACTTGCAAAAAAGATATACGGAAAGGTATAATAATAGCATGAGTTATAAAGAAGATATCCTTCGCCTACGAGCAGAAGGAAAGACTTATGGAGAGATTAGCGAAACGCTAGGTTGCTCCAAGGGAACGGTAGCATACTACCTAAAAGAAAAGACTGAGCCAGAAGCAGTAGTTAAGGAGATCAAAATGTCGTCTAATACAGTTTACAGTACCAAGATTGTTACATATATTGAGAACTATAAGATCAAGCGTCCCTGTATTGGATGCGGTCAGTACCTACATCACAGCCAGATGGATTTCTTTGATGAAAGCCTAGAGCAGAAGATTGTTGGTATTGTTGTTGACCAAGAAACTTATGAAGAGGCTAAGAGACAGGTAACACAACTAAAGTTCTTGTGTGCAAACTGTAATCGTCTTCGCAAGTTCAAGGAAGCAAACAAGGGCAAGTAAGGGTTAGAATATGGTATAATATCCTTATGCCATATAAGAACCGTGAAGACCTATACGCAGCACAAAAGCGTCATAGAGAAGAAATTAGAAGAAAACTAACTTCCTATCTTTTGGAAAATCCATGCGTGACTTGTGGGGAGCCAGACCCCATTGTGCTAGACTTTGATCACATTGACCCAAAGACAAAATATAAAAGCATTGCTCAGATTATTTCTGGACACCCTTCTTGGGCAAGAGTCATGCTAGAAATAGAAAAGTGTAGAGTTCTCTGTGCTAACTGTCATAGGAGACACACCTACATGCAACAAAATCACTGGGGTAAGACCCAGGATCTGCCCCTGTAATGGCGGAGGTTTCTACCCTCTATGTGCATAATGGACTGAAAATGCAGGTTCGAATCCTGTCAGGGGTGCTTCATACTTACTAGGTTCTGGAAACATGTCAGCCAAGATAGTTTCTTTTAGCAGATCAAATGACTTATCTTCGCTAGATATAAAGGGATAGTCATTTCCAGTATAGGATAGTTCGTTCATATAACTTTCACGATGGTATCTCTTAACGTCTGTAATCGTCTCTGACGCTATTTGATAAAGGTTACCATATATAGACCTGGTCTGAAATGGCAAATAAGCAATGTCAGCCAATTTTTCTTTATTGAGTATCATTGGCACGTGGATATCGTAGTCAATTGGGTTTTTTATTCCAAGTCTTTTTAGGCAATCCATGGTTTTCTTTAATGAGATCACATATCCAGATGTAGGATTTACTTGGCGGTATCTAGCGATTTTGTCAGACAACAATCCACCGCTATAGGTCTTAAGTCTTTTAACAGGCTTGATCAAAAAGAAATCATCGTTCATATAGATAAAGTTCTTAGAAACCTCTGGATGTTTTGCTACAGCACCCAGGGCATAGCGAATGTTGTTAAACTTAGTAGACTTATCTTCTACAGGAATGAAGTCACCAACATACCAATCTGGTTTATATCCTACAACCCATATACGGCTCTCTGGCAGGTTTTTAACTACAGATCGAATAGAATATCTAAGTTCTTCGTTTTCACCTTTACGACAGATGTAGACTATGTCCATAACGATTAGGCTATCGAACTATTGACCCACAGACCAGTGGATGCTTGGTACTTAAGAACCTGACCGTCTTGTGGGTCGGTAATCTTTACATTGTGAAGTTCTTCAAGTTCATACCCATTCTGGACCTTTACAAAAATCTGACCATTGACCTGTTGACCCCTCGTTACAACTCCGAGGTATACAAGGTGAGCAGGAGCCACAGGCTTACCAGCAAGACCAAAGATCAGTGCACCATTAACTCCAAGCCAAATAGGATCTCCAGTGTTTGCAGAAGACGTGTCGAGTCCCTCAAGAAGACCTTCTGTAATCACAAATCCGAATTCATTTGCACCGATAGTTTCAGCCATAATACCCATGGTCTTAGATGAAGTGGTTTCCGAGGCATTGGATGCTACGCCAACTGGGATGTTGGTAGAACTATTATTAACAATCTTGGTATACACTGGGGTACCTTTAGTAATTGTTGCTCCATTAGCATTCTTTACAATGTGCTTAACAGTACTTGTATAGTTTTCGATCCACTCAGTGTTATAGTCACTTCCGTCTACCTTTGCCAAAATGTCTCCAGCAACTCCACCAGGAGGCACTCCAGGTCCAGCAGGACCCTCTGGTCCAGGAATTCCATCAGTGTGATTCGTAAATCTAGACATTAGTTACCACTCTCAAGATTGGTTTTCATTACAGCAATCTTAGAGTTATTGGTATCTGTGATTGCGAACAAGCCATCTCTTCCTTGAAGTTCCCAAGAAATTGCGTGTCCAGGAGCAATACGATATCCATAGTTTGAAGAGGTAACCCCTTCTCCACCAAGATAAACATATGCAGAAGAGTCAACATTTTGGATCGTAATGTCCATGCCAGAGTGTAGGACTGCTGGGGTAAGCCTAGTGGCGGTAGAGTTGCTAAGTGTTGTAAGTGCGTGAGTAGTCATATGACTATTATACACTAGTTATTCTGATAGTAATTGATAAGCCCAGTTGAGAACATCTACAGCAATCTGGTCATTAGCCATGTCTTTTTGGTGCAAAAGGGCACGGAACTTTTCAAAGAAGTGAATTCTTTCATAGGCGATGGCAAGATCAAACACTTGCTCTCCAGCAGGACCAAGAACACCAACTAGCCTAGTTACTTCACGTAGAATTTCTTCGGAATCCATTCTACAATTATACCGCTGTTTTCTGGTATAATTATTATATGAATAATTGTACACTTTGTAATGGTGAATTGGTAAATATCATCTATGGATACCCAACACCGAAGTTAATTGAGATGGCTAAGACTGATGGCATTGTCCTGGGAGGCACACCAAAGGGCTTCAGACCTACTCACTACTGCCATGCTTGCCAGGAACAGTTTCCACAGAATGACCCTGCGTATCCAGACTTCTCGTATCAAGATCTTTAAGCACGTTTTCTAGGTATGCACCACGTCTAAACATGGCTACGATTTCTTCCCCTGTAACCTCATAGTCAAAGTCGTCATACACTATGGTATATGTTCTATCTGGGAAAATCGGGTATCTAAACTTTGACATGATACAATTATAGCATTTTGGGGTAGACACGGTATTGGTTAGATGGTATAATTATAGGATGAAAAATAACAAGTATAGAATTCAGACAATTATTGCCCTGTTCGTAATGCCTCTTGCAGTTACCAACCCAGCACAGGCTGCCCCAGTTGTTACACCTACTGTTGTTACAGCAAAGCCAGACAAGACAATGGAACTTCTAAAGCCAATCAAGCCTGTTAAGGTTGTTTACACAAAGAAGACAAGGCTCAAGCCACATGAACTAAAGGATATCCTACATGAGGTCGGATTCCGAGGAGAAGGTTTGAAGAAGGCGTGGGCAACTGCCATGAAGGAGTCTACAGGGCGACCACTAGCACACAATCGCAATAGCAATACAGGAGACAACTCGTATGGTCTGTTCCAGATCAACATGATTGGCTCACTAGGTCCTGCACGTTTGAAGCAGTTCGATCTAGACCACAACAAAGAACTGTTTGACCCATACACCAATGCCAAGATTGCATTCCACATGTCTAATGGTGGCAAGGATTGGTCAGCATGGCACGGCATCACAGAGACAACGCTGTCCTGGATGAAGAAGTTTCCCAAGTAAGGATAATTATGGACATCAATAACCTAGCAAACATGCGTCTATCTGACTTTGAGCAGATCGGCAAGGCAGAGTACAACAAGGGCTTTAGGGCTGCACTGGAGACAGTAACTAATCTATTAGACAAGCAAGTGTGCGAAGACTTTCTCGCTGATGATGTATGTGACCACGATGGTTGCAGTAAGTTCTCGGCGTTGAGCCAAGGCATAATCACTGTTAAGAATAATATCCAGTAAAAGTTCGGCGGTAAATAAGAGAACAAATACAAGACTCCGTCTTGACATTCTCTAGTATCCACCATATAATTAATATATCCAAATAACACTAAGGAAATATATGCTACCCCTAGTAGAAATTAACACTGAATCATTTTCGGCAGTAGTCCCAAACATTAACGATATGCCTGCTATGCGTCTTATGGCGATCCAACTTGCACAGAGTTTTGAATGGCAGTACGGCATGATGATGAACCTATTGCGTGAAAACATTGCTCCAGAACTCCAGGAGAAGTTTGATAATCTTAGCAATGCTGAGATGCAAAAAATTATTGTTCAATGGGTTGACAACGCAGCCTGGTAACGGTATACTTAGTATATAAAGTTTCCGTTAAACGAGAGAAGAACATGCAAACTTTCCTTCCATTTAAATCATTCTATCACACTGCCCAGGCATTAGACAATAAGCGTCTTAATAAGCAGATTCTAGAGTGCTACCAAATCCTCAATGTACTATCAAACGACGATCCTCATGCTGGATGGCGTAATCACCCTGCTGTCAAGATGTGGCGTGGCTTTGAGATGGGTCTATACCAGTACGCTATGGTCATGATTGAAGAAGCCAACATCCGTGGCATCAAGACAGAGAACAACCTTCGTAATCTAGAGAACCTTAACGAGAGAGCGTACAAGGATTGGGGCTATGGTATGCCTCTCTGGATGGACGACAAAAAGGTTATGGCACGTGTGACAACTACACACAAAGCAAACCTATATCGCAAGGACCCAGAGTTTTATTTTGAGTTTCATACCGCCGTCGAATCGAAAAACAATGAACCATGTTGCGACCGTTGCCAGTACTACTGGGTAACACACAAGGAGACTGTATGACCAATGTGTTTCTAATTAGCGATACCCATTTTGGTCACGCCAACATTATTAAGTATGCAGAACGCCCATTCAATACCGTTGAAGAAATGAATGAGGTAATGGTTGAGAACTGGAATAGTGTTGTTAAGCAAGGTGACAAGGTGTATCACCTTGGAGATGTAACCATGAACTCTAAGTCACTAGACATCTTGTCACGCTTGAATGGACGCAAGGTTCTTATTAAGGGTAATCACGATATCCAGAAACTGAAGTTTTATACTCCGCACTTCTACGATATCCGTGGTAGTCACGAACTAGATAACTTTGTACTAACTCACATTCCAGTTAGCGATACCCAAAAGTTGCGGTATAAAGGAAACATTCACGGACACCTACATGAAAAGAACCTACAAGATCCTTGGTACTTTAACATAAGTGTAGAACAAATTAATTACACGCCAATAGCATTTGATGAAATTGTCAGGAAAAAAACAATTGAGCAACTATAAACTAAGACTAGCACACTGGATTGCCAGTAGCGAACTACAAAAAGAACAATCAAGACGTAATCGTTCATTCAGGAAGATGGCTGTAGCCTACATCGTAAACAGC